GAAAATCAAAGGTTTGAAATCAATAATTTCTGTTCCCGTGAGGCGATGAGCATTGACGGATGGATTGAGGAGACCATCAGCGGTACGAAGAATTACAGCAAGCGGGAATTGGGAAAACTCCTGAACCGGGTGCAGAAAGACGATTTGATTATCTGTGCCGAGTTGTCCCGGCTGGGGCGTAACCTGTTTATGATTATGGAGATTCTCAATATCTGCATGACAAAGGAGTGTCGTGTCTGGACCATCAAGGACAATTACAGGCTTGGGGATGACATTCAGAGCAAGGTGTTGGCTTTCGCATTTGGCCTCTCTGCGGAGATTGAGCGCAACCTTATCAGTCAACGGACCAAAGAGGCGTTGGCCAGAAAGAAGTCCGAAGGGATGGTATTGGGGCGCCCCAAAGGCAGTAAGAACAAGAAGAAAAAACTGGATGGGAAGCTGGAGATGATTAGTCGGATGTTAGATAGAGGGGTGACGAAGACTTTGATATCGAGAAAGTTGAAGGTTAGTAGGAACACGTTATACCTTTATTTAACCCAGCACCAATGATGTACACAAATATCCACCTAGTAGCATTTCTTTATAACTATGAAAAGTAATCAACTTATGGAGCTGTTCGGCGTTTCAGATATTATGGATCTGCCGGATGCCATTATGGAAGTTCTTCTTGGCGATATAGACCGAAGAAATGATGTTTATACGCGGTTGCTCGAAATGAACGGCATGGACGTATCATACGATTGGTTCCAGGAAATGTATGAGTCTGAGTTGGCGGAACGTTCGCAGAAAGCACAGCTGTTTACTCCTCCTGAAGTGAGTAAGCTTTTGGCCGGATTGGCAGGTGCGCCACATGGCGGTCAAAAGATTCACGAGCCGACAGCGGGGAACGGCGGGCTGATAATAGCCAGATGGTGGCAGAACTGCAGGAATGTCCGCGTGTGGGACTATTCTCCCAATGCTTTTCCAGTCGTGTGCTGGGAATTGTCGCGACGTTCAATCCCTATTCTTTTACTGAACCTGTCAATACGTGGCATCGTCGGAGTGGTCGTACATGGGGACGTGCTAACGCAGCAGGTTTTTCAGAAATATCGTCTGGAGAACAAAACTGATAACCCTATCGGCTTCTCTGATATAGTAAAACAATAAAATGGCAAAGTATGGTATATGGATATTTGCGAGTGTCTTCAGACAAGCAGGACGTGAATTCGCAGAAACAGGGCGTGGAAGCCTTCGCAAAGGCTAAAGGATGGGAAATCGAGAAGTATATCTCCGATGAAGGCATCAGTGGCGGAACGGATCCGGACAAGAGGAAGCTCGGCCCGATGTTGAAAAAGCTTCAGAAAGGAGACATTGTAATATGCGGCGAAATCTCGAGATTGGGGCGTGACCTCTATATGGTTATGGATGTCCTGCATTTCTGTATGTCGAAGGGTGTAGTTATCTACACGGTGAAAGACGGCTTTGTTCTCGGGGAAGACATTCAGAGTAAAGTGCTTGCATTTGCGTTCGGGCTTTCGGCTGAGATTGAGCGTCAGATGTTGAGACAGCGGACACAGGAAGGTCTGCGGCTTAGAAAACGAATGGGGATCCTGTTGGGAAGGCCGCCTCGGAAAAAGATGTCTTATGATTATGCCCCGTTAGCAAAACATAAGGAACTGATTATCGATCATTACAACAATGGCGTTTCCGGGAGAGAGATTGCGAGATTGGTAAAGGTCGATAGGAATACACTTCACAGGGCTCTCGTGCGTTGGGGTGTGTGGGTGCCCAGGTTGAAAAATGATCGAGGGCCTAAAACCATAGAAGAGGCTAAATCAAACCTGGAGAGAAGGGAACATGCGCGCCGCACAAAAGCCCGTATGGAGCACAGCATAAAACAGTGTGATAGCGGGATTGATGCCGACAAGTTGAAGATTTGCATTTTAGCCGATATGACTATACCAGAAATATCTGAAAAATTCCCAGGCAACACTTACGATGAGGTGTATGCGGCAATAGATTGCAATGATGACCTTAATATTCTTTATCGCAGTCATGCGCAAAAGAAATTGTTGAAGAAAAGAATATGAATAAACATGGTTATAAACTCACGGAGAAGGGCGAGGCGAGCCGAGAATTCGGCCGGTTGTTTGGGCTGCCGCTTGGTGATTATTACGATCCTCTGATTTCAATCTGTACATTGAGAGTCAGTATCGATATTGCCAAGTTGGACGAACGGTTGCATCAGGAATGGGGCCCTTATGAAGAAAGAGGGCAGTCCATGAATGATTGCATATTGGAACATTATGGCCACGATGCTGTTGCCTTGATTGAAAAGATGTTTTGAATTTTTAATTATGTACACGGACATTGATAAAACCGGGCGCGTGTCGGTTTTCGAACTGGACCCGGTCGAGGTGAAGATTCTGACGGAAAGCATCGGACATTTCATCGATGCGGCCACCTCGGTAAGATCCATCGAGGGAGGGCAAGAAACCACCATCCGGAAGGCTGAAACAATGCTACGGAAAATTAGAAGTTGTCAACTATGATCAAGAAAGAAGACATATTCGATGCGACTGACGGAGGCAAGGCGGTAATCACGCATTACTATCCTCAGAGCTCCGCCTGCTTCCGCGGTTCCGGAAGCAAGAACTTCCGTATCAGGGAGGATGACAAGAACCCGTCTGCCACAGTATTCTGCAAGGACGGAATCTGGTTCGTCCAGGACAAGGGCGGTTCTGACAACAAGGCCAGGACTGCCATCCAGATTGTCCAGGAGGCTGAAGGCCTGGGATTCCCGCAAGCCATAGAATGGATTGCGCGTAAATTCGCGCCGGCGCTGCTGGAGGACAAGGGGACTTATGGCAACAGCAAGCCGCAGCCGGATATCGAGGAGGTCCCAGGACAGCCGTCCATCACTATTCAGGTGAGAAAGTCCGGAGAGTTCACGCAAAAGGAACTGGACAGGCTTGGCTACAGGATCACGAAGGACCTCTGCGACCAGCTCTGCCTCAAACCTCTCGATTATTACATCACGGCGGCCAACAAGAAAGGCAAGAGCTACAAGATATCGGGCAATGACAATTATCCGATGTATTTCTACGACTACGGCAAGACCGGAGCCGACGGCCACACGTGGGGGAAGATATATCAGCCGCTGGGTGATGTGCGTTTTCTTTATTTCGGACAGAAGCCGGAAGACTTCTTTTTCGGAGACCGGGACTTTCTGGCCGCTTATGCTAAGGCGAAGAAGGGCATATATCCTGGACAGGTGGAAGCTGATGACGAAGGTGGTGAAGAGGTGCAGATGAAATGGAAACAACTTATCATCTGCTCCGGTCCTTCCGATGCGCTGAATGTGAGAGGCGCCGATGCGGGCTATCATGTATGCTGGCCGAATAGTGAGACGGCCGAACTGACGGAGTACCAGATGGGGCTTCTCAGCCAGCTGGCCGAGAATATCTATATCCTGTATGATATCGACGATACGGGCATTGCGAACATGTACAAGACCGCGCTGCGTTATCTCGATCTCAAGATCATACAGCTGCCAAATGAACTGAAGAACTACAGGGACCGCAAGGGGAAGCCGTGCAAGGACGCCAAGGACTTCTTCGTGCATTTCCGTCGTCCGGAGAATCAGAACCCGTACAAGCTCTTCAGCGATCTGGTGAAACTTTCCGGCGGACTGAAGTTCTGGACTGTGAAACCGGCTAAGACCGGCTTTACGTTTGACATAAACAACGAGCAGCTGTATTCGTTCCTCCAGGCCGGAGGCTTCTACCGCATCGCGTCCTCGGCCAACGCCAAGGGCTACACGTTCTGCCACATTCACGACAATGTCGTCACTCTGATAGATGAACAGGCCATCGCTTCGACGGTCTCAAGCTATTTGCTGGAGTATCTGAAGACGCATCCGAAATACTACTCCCAGACACTGGCGAATACGATATACAGGAGCAATCAGATCCGTCTGGCCAGTCTGGAGAAACTGAAGGTTATCGAGCCGAATTTCAAGAGCTGGAATGAGACGTCCGACCATTTCTTCTTCCGCAACGGGATCTTCCGCGTATCCGCCGACGGGCTGAAGGAAGTGAAGCCGTCGGACTGTCCGTGCATGGTGTATAAGAACAAGATCCTGGAGCATGACTTCAAGGTGGAGTCTCCGTTCTTCGATATCGAATATACGCCTGAATATGCGGCCCTCCTGGCACAGCTGAAAGCCGCCGTCCCCCAATCCCCCGAATTTTTCTTTTATAAGAAGTCAATTGACGCTCTAGGGGATGCAGGCAAGTATCGGCTCAAGATTCTGAGAAATGACCTGAATTTCATGCAGTACGTGTACAATACCGGCCGGACATACTGGAGGAAGGAGGAAATCGGTATCCCCCTCAGTGAGGATGAGAAGGCTGAACATGACCTGAACTTCATCAATAAGGTCATGGCGCTGGGTTTTCTGATGGCAAAGCACAAGAATGCCGGCCAGCCTTATGCGGTATTCTGCATGGAGACTGAACAAAGCGATGAAGGTACGCATCTGGGAGGCACCGGCAAGTCCCTGTATGCGTCCAGTCTGGAGCAGATGAGGAAGCAGCTGTTCATCGATGGCCAGAACCTCCAGCCGGGCAAATATGACTTCCTCCTGCAGGGTGTGGAGAAAGGAATCACGGACAACGTCTTCATCGATGACCTGAACAACAGTGTGGACCTTCACAAGTTCATGCCGATGATCACGGGCAAGATGGTCGTCAATGCAAAGTATGTCGCGTCCTATACCATTGACTTCAAGGATTCTCCGAAAGTGGTGTTCACGTCGAACCATGCCATCAGGAATTTCGACGCGTCGCTGCGGCGCCGTACTTGGTTCGTGGCGTTCACGGACTATTATCATGCGGATGATCCGCAGAGAGGCCTGAAGGAACGCAGCCCGCTGACGGAGTTCGGCACCAACTTGATTTCGGACTATTCTCCGGAGGATATGAACAAGTTCTACAACTTCATGCTGAACTGCATATCTGTATGGATGAAGCTCCAGGTCAGGATACAGCCGCCGATGCGGGATATCGAGAAGCGAATCCTCCAGAAGTCGCTGTCTGACGAGTTCCTGTTCTGGGCTGAGGACTGGTTCACTGAAGAGCGCCTGAACACACTCGTGAAAAAGGATGACGCTTTCGAGGCTTACAAGGCTACCTTGCCACCGAAGTATGCGCTGCTGATGAAGATGAAGTCCTTCAAGACGAAACTCATCCAGTACTGCACATATAAGGATTGGGATTTCAATCCGGAGTCGCTCATGACGACGCAGTCGGAGCGGGAGCGTAACGACATCCGGCGCAAGGTGAACTATGAGGACGTGTATTTCTTCTATATAGACACCAGGAAGAACGGACAAGTCTCCGACAGTGCGTCAGAGAGTCAGAACGTGGCGACGGTGTCTGATGAATCCCTGGGGAAGCCGCCTTTTTAGGCCGGGTCCCCGCGGATTTCCAGAGGTCTTTTCGACCTCTTTTTTTGGACCCGATGAGACAAGGAATCGTCTCATATACTTTTTGTCTTTTTTCTTTGACCATCTGACGCACTAAAGGGAAGAGAGGATATAAGTAATTGAAATAGAAATAGTTCCAGTGCGTCAGTTTAGTGCGTCAGATTAGGTCATTTTGGTTTTGTTGACGCAATAAGGTCGGAAATGGCGATTTATGCTGAAATCTTCTGACGCACTTAATAATCAATGAGTTAGGTCGTTTTGGGCTATTTCGGGCGTCAAAGTGCGTCAGATTGATTTGACACACAAAACGCATTGATAATCAGAGATTTATATTTAGTGCGTCAGTGCGTCAGATTATTTCGGAAAAAAGTGCGTCAGAAGTAGAATTTTGGTAAAACACTATAAACTATGGCTAAGAGTGAAATTATAGATGGTTTGAGAATTGCCTACAACGGGCGTTCTTTTCCGGTATGGAAGTATGACGAAGTGCCGGCGGAAATGAGGCAGGCGACGCCGCGCGACCTGTGGTATGGCAGGCCTTCAGTTGGGTGCGGATGCCGGGAAATATTGCACCGGCATCGTGAGATCTTCGACGATTGGCGTGCTGCGTGAGTATTTGAATACAGGCGTGCCGGTTTATGTAAAAGATTGACCGACAAAGCATTGACAATATGGAGAAAAATTCGTATATTGTATTGAATTTTAATTGTTTACGCGTATGGTAGATGTCGAGTTGAAAGTGAGCTCACAGATGTTGGCGGACTTCCTGACGTTCCTGTATCCTCCGGAGGAAGACGGGATCCTGGCGGTCAAGTCTGACGTGTTCGGAAAACTGCTCGTGGCTCATCTCAGAGGCAGCGATATCCCGGTTACCGCCAGGTCCGGCGATTTCGTGGTGAAACTGAGGATGCCCATTAATGACATCACCAGGCACTTTGAGAAACTTTGGCCGTATTATAATGAAGCCGATGAGGCGTCATTGAACATGGCGTTGGCGGCAGTGTTCGACATGGATTTCGCCGGCTATTACAGGAAGGGGGAGTCTCTTGGCTATCAGAAGAAGGACATTGTCGATGCCTTCATAACTTCCAGGAAGTTGTTCTCTACGGACTGCTTCGATGCGTTGCACAAAAGGGTGTACCGCAAAAGCCAGGCTTCTTTCGAGGCCATCAAGCAGCGTCTGATCCGGAAAGCGTATTACATCGATGAGTCTATAGATTATAAAGGTTTGGGAAAATGATACGAATAGTTGACCAGTTGGTGGCATTGAGCCTTGATGAGGACAATGCCGAGGAGATGAAGCTTCCGTTGGTGCCGGCAACAGCATCTGTGACTATTGAGGATACGGCTGAGACTGAAGGAGTGCTCAGGACCGTTTCGCTTTCGGCCGTGCTGTCATCGCCTGTGAGGATATTGAATCACAGGCTGGTTCTTAAAGTGTTCTACTGTGACGGAGGAAAGGATGTTCTCGGATCTGAGGACCTTCCGCTGCGTCTGGATGTCAAGACGTCTGACCAGATCAGAATTTCAGCAAAATACAAGACGCGGGAATATTAAAAGCCCGTGTCCTTTCTATAGAGGGGGTATTCTCTACTTTTGCATCAGGTAAGATATATCTGTATGAAAAAGGTGAATACTTTCGAGCTTGCCCGTGATATAATGCAAAGTCTCTGGTTCGTTTCCGAGCCGGAGAAATTGATGCGTGTCGCGCGTGAGTTCCTTGCAAAGTCGCCGATAGTCATGGATGCGGCCGGTCCGGAACTGATGGAATATTCGGGGACCAAGATGTCAGCAGCTTCAGGCGACAAGAAATCAAATCGTAGAAGAGTCATGATTGTGCCTATTCATGGCACTATGACAAAATATGATACGTGCGTATCGTATGGAACTCAGACTCTGGCTGAAATCATGGAAGGCTATGTTGACGATGCCAGCGTTGCCGGTGTTGTCATTGACATTGACAGTGGCGGTGGTTCCGGCAATGCCGTGCCTCCGTTGGTCGCTGCGATTAAGAAACTCCAGGATGCCGGGAAGCCGGTATGTGTCCATTGCGACCTCTGCGGTTCTGCTGCATATTGGGTTGCGTCCCAGTGTGACGCAATCTATATGGACAACAAGACTTCTGAAGTCGGCTCCATCGGCGCGTATTATCTGTTCTGCGATGATTCTGCGCAGAATCCCATGACTGGTGAAAAGTGGATATCTATCTACGCACAGGAGTCTGAGGACAAGAACTATGCGTACCGCCAGGCTCTGGAGGGCAATGTCAAGCCGGCTCAGGAAGAGCTGGCTGTGCATGTGAAGATGTTCCAGGATGACGTGATGTCCGGAAGGCCGGGAATCTTGAAGGACGAGAAGGGTGTCCTGACCGGAAAGATGTTCATCACCTCTGATGCTATACGTCTGGGGATGGCAGATGCCTGCAAGTCATTGAAGGAAACTGCCGAGGTTGTGATGGCGCTGGCCGGTCTCTAATCTGAAAACCAAATTCTCTAAAAAATGAATAAGAAATCATTATCAAATTCCAAGATGGGCCAGCTTGTTGCCCGTCTTCTCGGAAAGCCTCAGCTGGAGGTCAAGGATGGCAAGGTTTCCCTCTCGGAAGAGGAGAAGAAGACCATCCGTGACACTTACGGTGAGCCTTTCCTGGCAAAACTGGAAAGTGTGGACATCGAGGATGACAGCGAGTCCGCGCTGGATCTTTTCAATGCGGCTGTTGAAGCGAAGACCGCTGAGGCTACTGCGGCATTGGCGGCTCGTATCAAGGAGCTTCAGGGTGATGTCCTGGCTCTGACTAATGAACCGGAACCGAAGCCTGCACCGGTTGCAGGTGTTCCTGCAGGTTCACCTGTGTTTGCCATCAACATGAAGGCAAAGCACAACAGAGTGGTGGCAGAGGCTCTCAATTCCGCTAACCCTCTTACATTCGGTGCTGTTGCCGATTCCGGCATTGACATCACCGATCTCAATACGGAGTTCAGCATGGTGATGCCTCCGAAGGCGAAACTGGAACTTCTTACCAAGAGAATCTACAACGGATTCCCTGACGCCAAGTATATGACACGCATCCAGGCGAATAGTGATTATATCGCGTCTGCCGCGATAATGTCTGAGGTGTCACAGCAGTTCACACCTAAATGGACTCCTAAAGGTAAGGTGAAGTTCACTCCTGTCAGGATTCCGTACAGAAGGCATAAGATCAATGTCCTTATCCAGCCTGCCGAGATTCTGAAGAGCTGGCTGTTGTTCCTGTACGAGCAGGGCAAGACAATGGCTGAGATGCCTATCACCAGATATATCATCGAGAACCACATCTTGCCGAAGGTGCTTGATGACATTACATTGTCGATGATCGCGAAAGGCAAGTTCGTGGATGCCGGTAATGTTTCCGACGGTGATGAGGGCAAAGCTGCCAAGGATTCAATGGACGGCTTCGAGACTATCCTTGTAGAAGGCAAGAAGGACGCAGAGTGTAAGATCAACTTCTACAAGAATGCCAAGAACCCGATGACTCTTGGAGACCAGGAAGTCCTTGATTACATCAATGGCTTCGTGGATGCAATCTCCGGCATGTTTGCAAATGTGGTGACGGTATTCTGCTCCGAGCAGCTGCTGACAAAGTACAAGAGGGCGGATTTTGCTATCAACGGCAAATATACAGGTGTCGAGACCGACGGAGTCATCCGCTTCACAAACTTCCATCTCGTGCCTCTCAGGTCGATGTATAACTCCCAGATCATCTTTGCGACACCGCAGGAGAATTTTGTGGAGCTCGTGGATTACAGCAAGGCGGAGAGCTGCATCACCAAAATCGAGGAGAGCAACTACGACGTGAAGGTTTTCGGCGAGTATTCTCTTTCTACAGGATTCAAGATTGCGGAGGCCGTGTTCGCTTCAGTTCCTGACGGATACGATCCAGCGTCGACCATCGCATCCGGTGAAGCCGAATTGGGTGACAAGTGGGTGAACGGCTCGGCCGTCGCACGGGCCGAGGAGAACCCTGCCCAGGAGACTGCCTAATGTGAAATTCGGGGGACTCCCTGCGGGTTCCCCGGTAATAATAAAAGAGTATGTACACGAAAGTAAGTATTCCTAAGAACGGAGACGGAGCAGGTTGCCCTGTTTCCAGATCATCAAACATCATCATCATCGACGTGGATGACATCAAGGTGGAGCCGACCAGAGAGGTTGGCAATACTGCCTTGAAAGGAGACCTTGAGCTCGTAGAGGGCGCAAAGGCCGTTGCAATCTATGCGACACCCACTACCATTACTGAGACTGAGGAGTTTTCCGGCGACGCTGATGCGCGCGGTGTAAAGCAGGGAGTTGAATACGAACACCCAGGCAATAGCGCGGAAATCAAAGGCTTTTCCGAGGCTTTCATGAATAGGGGCGTTGTCATTCTCGTGACCGACTGTGACGGAACTGCCGCCGGCAGGACTCAGATGTTCGGCCGCAAGTGCAATCCGTTGTTCATGAGTGCCGAAAGAACCGGAAACAACGAGGCCAACAAGCGCAAGTTCACTTTCAAGCAGGAACTGAACGACAAGTTCCTTCCTGGTGACTACACTGGTACAATGCCGGCGATTGCCGATGCGGCAAAACCTACCGGCGAAACCGTCTAGCCATGAGCGAGAAGAAAAGCAAGACTGAGGCTCCCGAACAGGAGGCTCAGTCTCCTGAAGTAGCGCAGGCGGCTCAGGGGGCCGATGTGAACAAGGAACCAGCTGCTGTTGCGGAGCAGGAAGATGTTCAGGCTGCTGTCGTCGTGCTCGCATACAAGGGCACCGAAGAGCAGGTGAAAAGAGTATGGGAGAAGATGGCTGGACTGCCGATGGTTGTTCTGGCATATTCTGACGAGGAGAAACTCCAAGGCGTATTGGCTAAGATTGTCGCGGATGAAAGCATTGCTGATGACTTCATCTTCGTTCCGGCCAACGTGATCCCAGTCAAGCCTGTAAACTTGGAGGAGCTGTCGGTGCCATACGTTTACACGACGTCGCGCGGCGAAAGAATCTACAATAGCAGGGTGCCGATGGCATTCGGGAAGTCGAAGCTGGTGGAACTCCTTGCAGCTTCAGACGCCAAGGACGATGAGGAGTTTATCCGCGTATATTACGGACACTACAGGCACTATCCTATAGAAGTCGGATTCACGTTCGGAAACTTCATTACACCAGTTACCAGGGCAAATCCTTGCGAGCATGGAGTGATGGAAGCTTTGGTCAGAAAACGCTTCATATCTGCAAGCGCTGAAGGATATAAGGCAATCAGCTCCCTTATCGAGAAAACATTGCTGAGTTAGTATGAATGACATAGACAGATGGATTCGTCAGGGAGCCGAGGTCAATGAAGGACTTCGGCTTCTTGGTATATACGCGCCGAACAGATGGCTTGACGAGCTCGTCCGGAAGGCTCCGCGCTTCAGGTATATCCTGGAAGAGAAGTTGAAGGCATTTGCCGATTGCGCTGCCCAGAATAACAGTCTGTCATCATTGTCGCTAAGCCAGGAGTATGGCAACAACTTCAGAAAGAAGTGGCCGTTTCTTGGTGATGCGGATTGCCCCGCGGAATTGAAGATCCTTGCGGCCGACATGATAACGGCATGGCATGATTTCGTCAATGAGCATGAGAATCTGTATTCCTGCACGACACCCGAAACTTGCTATGACACAGCGGAAAGAGTAATAAAAAGTTTTACGCAAAATCGGAATATCCGTTCCGAATTTGCGTATTACAAAGAGCATCATTCTGTGCTGGGAAAGCATCCGATTTTCGGAGCGGTGAAGAGGCGCGAAGCCTTGCAGAAGATGACGGTTTCGGAGTTGTTCAGGAGGCAGAAGAATCTCATCGGCGCGATATGGCGCGTGAAGTCCGAGATGAAAAAGAACGACCGTCCGGATCTGAAGATTCAGAGGGAAGAGAGATTGAGGATGAAGGAGAATGAACTTGAGGAAGTAAACAGGATAATCGAAAGTTATAATGGAAGAAAACAATGACATCAGGCAGCACATGTCTGATTCGGAGAAGGTGAGCTGGCTTGCGGCTTGCGGCTGGACGGAGGAAGATATCGCAAAGTCTTTGGGCATGTCCCATAGGGCTTTTATGAGTAGGGTCGAAGATCCTGCGGATGAACTTTTCGACAGTGTGGTACGGGGACGTCTCCAGAAGCGGGCGGAGGTGGAAATCAATATCGCGCGGTTCGCAGCTGCCGGCGATACTGACTCCATCAAGCAGTTCTCGGAGATTGTCCGTGACAGGTCGTTCTCCATTTCCAAGCTGGATCTGTTCGGTGGCGCGGAAAAAGAGGGTGCCTTCCAGCGTATTCAGGACTATATTGCGTCCGGCTCCAAAGGTGCGCTGAGCGAGAAAGAGCAGGTGTATGTGGATATTCTCACACTTATCTATTCTCTCGACGGGCAGTATGGGAAGCGCAGGACAATAAAGTTCCTGACGGCCGCACCGTTCAACTTCAGTTATGATCATGCTTCTGACATGTACAGCGAGGCCACCGAGATGTTCTATTGCAACAGGAAGATTTCCAAGGAAGCGCTGCGGAACAAAATTGCAGACCAGTTCGACGCTCTCTATATTGCTGCCAGGGATGCGGCGCAGACTTCCAGGGATTACGAGGTGGCTGCCAATATCCTTGCGAACAAGGCAAGGGCATTGCAGCTGGACAAGGATGATCCTGTAAAGCTTCCGGCGGAGATGTATGTCAAACCGTTCCGTGTATTGTCATTGACTCCGGAATCGATTGGTCTGCCGGCGGTGAACAGGCAGGAGCTCGGTCGTCAGATAGAGGGCCTTGTCGCGCCCGAGATGGTGAAGAAGCGTCTGAAGATGGAGGCCGGTGTCACAGATATGAACGTGGAAGAGATATTGAGCAATGGGGTACAGGAAGAAAGTTAATACGTCGAGGACTGAGTCCGCGTCGGTGCAGTATCAGAACAAGTTCGCACAGGTTACGTCTTTGGTCTCGGCTTGCCAGTGCGTGGCTGTTCTTGGCCGTGGTGCCGCAAAGACTACGGACATTCAGGCAGAGAGATTGTTTGATGTGATTTATGAGTTGCCCGGGGCGCCGTGCGTCTGGGTGGCTGATACTTTCAATAACCTTTCTTCCAATATCCTTCCGGCAGTTCTTGAGGGCCTGGAGCGGAAGGGACTGAAAGAAGGTTTTCACTATGTCGTCGAGAAGGAGCCTCCCCAGTTCTCGGAGGCGGAGAAATCGGATCTTCCGTCTTGGCTGAAGCCTCATTTTTGGAAGCCGTTCAATAAGCTGGTGTCGTATAAACGCACGATTGTTTTCTATACGGGCACCAATATCCGCTTCGGCTCGCTCGACCGGCCATCAACATTGGCCGGAGCTTCCTATGTGTATGTTTTCGGGGATGAGGTCAAATACTTCAAGGAGGAAAAGATTTCCAATCTTCTGAAGGCTGTTCGTGGTTATCGTGCCGAGTATGGACACAGTGTGTACTATCGCGGGTTCTCGTTCACGACGGACATGCCGGATACCTCACACGTCGGCGAATATGATTGGGTTCTGAAATATGCGGCCAGCATGAATGTGCCGGCGATACTCCTTGTAATCCGTGCGGGTCTTGTATATAATGAATCTCTGCAGGAGTGTGTGGCCGCAAGGGACAAGTGGGTGAAGACCGGCTCGCAGGAAGATTATAATGAGTTCAGGAACAAGTGCCGTACTGCCGATCTGTGGCGCTCCAGATGGCAGGAACTTCGGATGAGACCGGAGGCAAGGACCTTCTTCATCCAGGCATCCAGTTATATCAATGCCGATATCCTTACAGAGGAGTGGTTCTCTGATGCGATTGCCGCGCAGCTGCCTGACCTCAAGACCGCCATACTGTCGATGAAGCCGATGCTTGATTCCGGAGACAGGTTCTACACGGCATTGGCCGAAAGGCATTTCTATTATGACGGAATCAATGAGTCTGCATACGACGACATGAACATGATGGATGCGGAAGACTGCCGCGTCCTGAAGTATGTGGATATGGACAAGCCGCTGATGGCGGGCGTTGACTTCGGCAATATGTGTTCAATGTCTGTTGCCCAGAACTGCAAGGAGGAAACAAGGGATTGCATCCGTGTGATCAAGTTCCTGCACACGCTGCCTCCGGCCTATATCCCCGAGCTCGGAGAAAAGTTCAGGCGCTACTTCGAGCCGATGCGGTCCCGCATTCTGAAACTTTATTATGACCGTGCCGGCAATGCCTACAAGTCTGTAGGAGAAGATCAGGTCAGCAAACTGAAGCGTGCCATCGAGTATGACGGGAGCAAGCGCACCGGCTGGACGGTTCAACTCATGTCCATCAATCAGGGCAACATCCCGCAGCCTGAAGAATATGCGTTTATGCAGGAACTGTTTTCGGAGACGAATCCTAGACTTCCGGTAGTCCGCATCGATGCTTCGGCTGCCAAGTATCTGAAGCTGTCACTGGAAAATGCGAGGACAAAAGTGAAGTCCGGGATTGTGTTCAAGGACAAGAGTACTGAGAGGCTGCCTGTAGATTTGCTTCCTACACGGTCAACCAATCCGTCCGACTCTTTCAAGTATCTTATTATGACCAAGCAACTTAGGCAGATAGCGAAAGGCCGTGTGCCTGCCTCATCCGCTTCCTCTGATCCTCAATGCCGTTAGCGTCATTCTGTCATGGTATCGCCATATATCACTCCGGATGCGGTTTGCAATCGCATCCGTTCCGGAGCGCGGTCGGGCTCTTCTGTGACGAGAAATAGATGTTTTGTCGGGGAAATTCAGCCAAGTGCTGCATTTTTAGCGGATTGCGCGTAAAATGGTTCCGCGTCAATGCTGTTTTACGTTATTTCTGACATTGAAAATGGCAGTTCTTCGTGTAGCGTCAGCTGGCGCGGTGTCCTTTATTGGGGCGCCGCCAAGGCTTACCTTTGTGCCATGAATGTTTATGAAGCCATTGAAAAGATGAGGAAGCTTTCTGCTGCTGGCGAGAGCTTCAGTTTTACGTTCATGTCATACAACAGCAGTACAGGCAAAAGTGATGGCGTTGTCGAAGTCCGGCATGGTATGCTGAGGGTCAGACAAAGCGCTGATTATAATAAGAATGCCGAGTATATGGAATCTTACATTGACTTGGATACTGGTGAGTACAGGCAGTTCTGGCAGCCTCTGCTGATGACTTTTGAAGGAGAAAAAACAATATTGATATGAAGAAGAAAATTTCAGATCATACCTGGATAAAGGTTCTGGATGACGGGCGGGCGTTCACGTTGTCTAATAAGAGAGACAGCGGGCTTGACACTATTCTGTGGCAGGCCCAGGAACGGAATTGGGAGTATATGCCGGCAACCGTCTGCGGACAAAAGATAATTCCGTATGGCTCGGACAATATGCTGCCGTCGCGGTTGCGCGATGTGCTGGACGGGAACAATCTCGGACCAGGCATCTTGGAGCGCCAGATGGGGCTTCTCTTCGGACAAGGGGTGTTTTTGTCGCGTCTGGCCTTCGAGGATGGCAAAATTGTCCATAAATGGGTGGAAGACAGGGATGTCCAATCGTGGCTGGATGACTGGGATTATATCGCTTATATCAAGGGCTGCATGACAGATTATTTGCATCTTAAAGGCTTCTTTGACGCCAGATACCTGACGCGCGGGCACAGGATTGGAGGAGAGAAGCGGATATCGCATCTGGAACACATTCCAGCTAAAAATGCGCGGCTCGAATGGACCGACACCCGCAATATTGCGGATGTGAAGCATATTGTAGTCGGGGACTTCGAACATTCTTGCATTGGAACAGGAGTACGGGTTTATCCTGTGTATGACAGGCGCGATCCAGGCAAGTATGCCGCTTCTGCGTCATATAATCATACGTACTCTTTTTCCAGGGATTTTTATTCTGTGCCGTCGTATTGGGGAGCGCTCCGCTGGATTATCCGCGGCTCTGAAATTCCGTCCATCTTCAAGTATGTGACTGACAATGGAATCAATCTTGCCTATCACATCCAGGCACCTAAGGAATACTGGGATGAGAAGCGGAATTCGTTGAGAATGGAGCATCCTGAATGGTCGGACGCTGAGATTGAGGATAAAATCAGCGACCTTACCAGTAGCCTTCTCGATAGCGTCACCGAGGTTCTTTCCGGCAAGGAGAATGCCGGTAAGTTCTTCTATACGGTCGATGTTCCGTCGGAGTCCGGTTCGGAGAGGGCCCAGTGGAAGATTGCAGCGGTGGATCAGAAGATCAAGGATTTCGTGGAGAGCCAGCTGAAGATCTCTGAAGCTTCGACTTCAGCTATCACGTCGGGAATGGGCCTGCATCCGTCACTTTCAAATGTCATGGTGAACGGAAAGCTGGCATCCGGCTCGGAACTGCTGTATGCTTTCAAATTGTTCTTGTTGTCGGACACGGAGATTGCCTCAAGCGCAATTCTTGAACCTATAAATCAGGCGATATCGTTTAATTTCCCTGGCAAAGGGCTTAAACTGGCGTTCTATCATAAACAATTGGAGGCGGAGGATGCGCTCACATCATCTGCACGGATAAAAAATCAATGATTATGCGACTTTTCAACAAAGACGACAGAGGCTCGATAGAGTTGGAAGATCTGACGGGCCAATGGTATGCTTCTTCTCCTTATCGGGCAATCAGCACGGAAATAGATTTTGCTGTGCGCGAAGTCCAGAACCGCGTAGGAATGGATGTGATGAACCTTGCGGCGGAAGCTTATCAGAGGGGAGAGGATATGGGACTGGCCAATGCCGTCCGTATGCCTGTTGCCTTTCTTGCAATCATGCGTTATGCTGCATTGTCAACAGTCTCCCATGAATCGACAGGGCGGAAAGTGAAGATGGACAACAACGAGAAAATGCCGTTCGAGTGGATGGTTGACCGCGACGACAGGGCTATGAGAGAGCGTTATTATCGCGCCATGGACGCATTGTATTCATATCTAGAGAATAACAGGGTTCCGGAGTGGATGAACTCAGATGCGCGCAGTCGCGTCAGAAGATCAATTGTGAGGTCATTGGAAGAGTTCGAGGCAGTCTATCCTATCGAGGGGAGTTACTATGTCTATTATATGCTCCAGAATCTTGTGATAGAGGAGCAGGATAATGAACTTGAACAGTATTTCGGCGGCTATTGGGAGGATATCCTTGCCGGCAGCTGCGAACAGCCTCTTCAATCATTGGCAGTGAGGGCGGCCGTGCTCTCTTCAGTTGTGACGGCAGGCGAAATATGGTCATTGACAGTCTTTCCGCTGGAGATTGCGAAGCGTTTTTCTCCTACATATCAGGGAAATAAGGCTTCAGAAAAGGTTTCTGCGGCCGAAGTTGACTGGTATCTGGACAAATTGAGGAAGCAGAAAGCAGAGGTGATGAACAAGATCAGGGCTATACTCAGCAGGGGCGGCGGCCCTGTAGGCCGTCTTTTGCCGAAGAATGATCCGAAAAAGAAATATTGTACGACCGTATGACGTCTATCGAAATATTTGAGACCGGGCGCACGGCGGAAATACCGTCTTCGTGGGACGAAATGACTCCGACTCAGATTTGCCGTGTGTTCCAGATGTTCGAGGATTGTGTTGCGGCAGGGAAGTCTCCGCTGGAGTTCAATGTCAGAGTTCTGTATTATTTTCTCGGGCTGGAAGTCAATGCCTGGGAGATTGGAGCAGCTGCTGCCGATAGGGAGTCTTTCACAAAGCGCGACGAGAATATCTTCAGGCTATGTGACGGTTGTCTGGGATTTCTTTTCGACGGCGATACGCATCATCTGGCGTTCTCCTCTGTCAGGAACCCTTTGCCGGAGGTCAATGTCGGTTTTACACGCTTGATAGGGCCTGGCGACATGCTTCAGAATCTGACTTTCGGTGAGTTCAGGCACGCGTCTTCAGCATTGAACTCATTCTTCCGGAGTCGCGATGAGAGTGATCTGGACGAATGTTTAGCATTTTTATACAGGAGGGCTTCTTTGCGGGAGAACAGGGCCGGGCGTCGGGTCCGTCCAGTGTCTTCAGGTAAGTTTGCTGATGATATGCGGGTTGTTTCCGGGATGGCTTCATGGCAGAAGAACCTCATAATGATGTGGTTTGCCTCGTGTCTAAAGTACCTTCAGGAGGAGAAAATCAGCATTGACGGGGAACTGATTGATATGAGACTGCTGTTCTCAGGAGATGGCGAGTCGTCCGGGCCGTCATTCGGGTGGAATGATCTTCTGGTGGAAATCGCTAAGGAGCAAAGCGTGGGAACTATGGAGCAGGTGGAAGAACAGCCGTTGTTTACGATAATCAGCATCATGTGGCATAATTACAAGGAGAGAAAACGCTATGAGCAGAATGTCAAAAATCATAAGAATAGATAATTACCTGTCCGGACTGGTTTTGCGGATGGAATATCAGGATGGCAGTTTTCGTCAGTACAAGGCTATAATGACGACGGCACAGGCTGACGCCACGTCCAAATTGTCGCGCCTTTCCGGGCCTCAAATCGTCGCTGCGAGAACGGAATGCAAACAGTCTGGAGATTCGGACGGTTATTCGTCAATCTTGAGTACGGTGATATTCGTGTTGGATAAAGGGCTATGGACCAGCAGGACCGAAGAACTCGAGAATAAACAGTATCAGGAGTTGGCGGGGTTGGCCGACGCTGTTCTGACGCGCATCGCTGACGACGCCACCTCAGGCATGTGCGATCTGCTGTCAGGGCTGAAGCTTGATTCTGTGGATATAACGCCGGAGAGTTCAATCTTTGGCGGGTGGAGTGGCTATAGCATTGAAATATCATTTATCTGCTAGTGTATGGGAGTGAAAGACAGGTTTGTCCGCAATGTCCTGGAAGAGGAGGGGCGCAGGATGCTGAGTTCTCAGAGTGCTGCCATCGGGCGTGCCGTGCGCTTCCGATCGGGAAGGCTGTTCAACGACAGAAGCCTCTCTGTGTCCGGAGGTGCTGACATGGATGGTAAGCTGACGTTCACTCATACGGATTATGAGCGTTTTCTTGATTTGCGACGCTTGAGACATGGTACAAAGACCTCGAAGAGCAACAAGAAGATTCATAACCGCTACGTGTTCGGCGCATATTCTTCTATTGCGTCCAGACTGATGTATGATCTGACTGATGATGTGGCGGAGAATATCCGCAAGCAGATGGAAGGAGGTGCATGAAATTTGCATAAATGAAAAAGTTGTGTAAATTTGAAGCGCCCAACAGGGTTTATAAAGTGGTAACTATGGGTGAATTCTTTGGATTGGTTTCAGCATTTTTTGGATGGTTGTTTTCAGGCGTAGGGGCTATTGTTGCGGCTCTGGCGGCTATTCCACTATTGTTGCTGCTTAGTCCTCTGATAAGTTTCATCTTTTTTTGTTTTTTTGCTCATGGCTTATTTCCATTACGGAAAAGAAACTTGAGCAAATACTCTAAGGAGATGCAGGAGTCGTTATCTGAGTACTATCGTAAAAAAGAAGAGAAAAGGCGTAGCGAAGTTCCAGTAACAGTGGTTCTGACAATTCTTTTTCTAGTCCTGACTATAGGCTGCACTTTGGGTGTGATACTTTATTTCCAATCGAACTGACGCTTCATACTGTCCTTTATTAGCTCTCTTCGGAGGGCTATTTTTGTGCCATAAATCAAACGTTATGGCAGGAAAGATAAGAAACGAGGACTTGCAGCTGAACATCGTTGTGAATGGTGATGCTGGCCGCAAGCGTATATTGAAGTTGGAGCAGACGATGCGAGATACAGAATCGTCGATAAAGGCCACCAACCAGCAACTTCAGGCAATGTCTGCCGCTGGCAAGAACGGAACGAAAGAGTACAAGGCTTTGAACCAGACTCTTAAAGACCAAAAGAAATCGCTGGAAGAAAGCCGCAAGCAATTTGACAAACTTCAGAGCGGGGTATCTCTTGAGAACAAGACCATTTCAGAACTTCGCAATCAGATAAAACTCACTAATGCGGCTCTTGGCAAAGCTGTCCCGGGGACTGAAAATTGGAAGAACTTGAATCGCACATTACAGCAAACAAAAACGCGGCTGAAAGAGCTTACTGACCAGTCTAGAGCGGTCCATTACACAACTTGTGAGTTGTCGGATAAGTTCAGTAAGTATATCGTGAGCATATATGGTGCGATTGGCGCGATTCAAGGTGCTTTCAATAAATTTACTGGGGCTCGTGATGCTTTCCTCTTGTATGATGAAGCATTGACTGATGCGATGAAGACCACGAATCTGACGAAAGACGAGATCCTGGATCTGAGCGCCAGCCTGAAGCAGATTGATACGAAAACACCTCAGAATGAACTTTTAGCACTTGTTCGTGCTGGTGGTAAACTCGGCATAACAGGACAGGAGGATCTTCTCGGCTTTGCAAGGGCCGCTGATAAAATCAATGTCGCATTGTCCGAGGATCTTGGAGGCAATGCCGAAGCTGCTATCACAGCCATTGGCAAGATGACAGACATCTTTAGCCTTACCGACGAGTATGGTATAGAGCAGGCTATGCTGAAAGTCGGTTCTGCTATCAATGAACTCGGCATGGCTTCCACTGCCAATGAAGGCTATATCGTGGACTTCTCCAAGAGACTTGCAGGTATTGCTCCGAATGCGGACATCAGCATTGACAAGATATTAGGTCTTGCCGCTACTCTCGACAAATACGGTCAGCAGTCTGAGACTTCCTCTACAGCTATCGGCCAGACGATTATGGCGATGTTCAAGCGAACTGAGACCTTTGCACAGATAGCCGGCATCCCGCTGGAGGAGTTCTCTGAACTCTTGAAGACAGACGTGAATGAAGCCCTATTGAAAGTTCTGGAAGGGATGCAGCGCGGCGAGGGTGGCCTTGCGTCCGTGACCGCAGCAATGGAAGAAATGCACTTGAACGGGCAGAGGGCTGCCACGGTTCTCGGCTCTCTGTCAAAGCATACGGACGAACTGCGTTCACAGCAGGAAATCGCCAACAAGGCTTTTACTGCCGGCACTTCATTGACAGCGGAATTTGCGGTCAAGAACAACTCTTTGACGGCAGAACTGGAAAAGCAGAAGAAAGCAATCCTGGAGAATGTGGTAAGTCTTGGCGAGAAGCTGAATCCGGCAATGTCGGAAGGAATGACGATTGCAAACAAGGGGCTTACAGTGTTCTCTGGGCTAATAAGCGTCATAGCATATTTACGTGAAGCCATTGTGCTTTGGACTGCTGCATATCTGGCAAATGTTACAGCCAAGAAATTAGCAGTCTTTTGGTCCAATGCCCATCGTGCAGAACTTGTTAAGGAACTGTATTCTTTGCGCACAGCCAAAACTGGGACTCTTGCATTGGCAGTTGTTCATAATCTTTTATCAGGTAGCGTAAAGGGAGCTGCCGTCGCATTTAAGATGATGGGTAGGGCTATTAAGTCAAATCCTGTAGGGTTAATAGTAGGCGCTTTTAGCGCGGTGGCGGGTATTGCTGTTTCGGTTGTTAGACGATTTAATGAAATTTCCAAGGCTCAGCGAGAACTTAACAAAGCCTATACTGAGACCATCGACAAGATCGGGCGGGAGCGTAGCGCCCTGGATAGGATGGGCAAGGCGGTGACCGATGCAAAGATTGGCTCGCAGGAACGTGCTGATGCTATTAAAAAACTTAACGAGCGTTTCGGGGATTATCTCCCTCATTTGTTGACGGAGAAATCTTCGAATGAGGAGGTAGCAGCGGCATTGAAATTGGCAAACACTGAGCTGGAACGAAAGATTAAGTTGCAGGCGATGGAAGAAGCCCAGACGAAGATCTTTAATTCATTGACTGATGCCGCCAGCAAGGCGACTGATTCTGTGATAGGCTTCTTGGAGAGGTGGAATCAGACAAAACTGACTACTTCTCAAATTGAGGCGGTTACTAAGGCTGTGGTAGATTATAGAGAGGCTATGAAGGCGGCGGAAGCCGAGCAGGATCCTCTCAAGAAATCGGCAGCTTTGTCGCTTGCAAAGTCAAATCTGGCTGGGAAAGTGACAGCGGCGGGACTTAATTATCCGGACATGTCGCGCGCAAAGAACGCACAGGAGGCATATTATATGCTTCCATTGGTGGAGAGTTTCTATAAGGTTCTTGACGGCTTGAGAGTGGCGGCCGCAGCGGCAGTGCAGGATGAAGCGAAGCTCAATGGCCTATATGGGATGGCTTCATCTGGTCCAGTCGATGAAAGCAGCCCGGACTTCATCGGACCGACATTGAAGAAGACCACGTCTGCGGGGGCTTCTTCTCCATCTGCGCCAGTCGGTCCCACATCATCTGGGGGCAAGTGGTCACTTGGTTCGGACAGCCAGTATCTCCAGGCTGCTTATGACCTGAAAGAGCAATATAGACAAGGCGACATTAAATCAGAAGACGAATACCAGAAGAAGATTCTTGAACTGGAGATACAGACGCTTCAGGAAAGGATTGCTTCCGGCAAGGACTCTGGAGATCAGTTGCTTGCCCTAAAATCACAGTTGGCGGATAAGCAAATCAAACTCCAGAAAGACGAATCCGATGCGGAAAAGGCTCAGGCGGCAGAGGACGCAGCTGAGAGAAAGAAGCAGATTGACGATGATATCAGTCTTCTCGAAAAGCAGTATCGTCTTGAAAAAACGGCTATGGAGGCAAAGAATGCTGAGGAGCTGGCTGCAAGTAAGGCAACAGGGGATGAACTGGCACAGCTGAAAGAAGAACAAGCGAAGAGACTTGCCGGCATTGACCTAAAGTATCTTGGCGAGTTAAAGGCGGAACTCGAGAAAATTATAGAATCTAGCGATAGTGCCGATTTTATGAAACTCGATGGCGGGAACCTGGATGCCATAAAACTGAAGCTTCAGGAAATACGGAAGACAATTGCCGAACTGACAGGGTCTCAGGGTTCGGAGGGCGAATCGGCCGAAACGGCAACCGCACCGAAATCAGGAGGAACGCTGTTCGGAGTTGGTCAGGAGGAATGGAACCAGCTGTTCCAGAATATCGCAGACGGAAAATACGGGCTCGAAGATCTGACAAATACCGTAACTGCGCTAGAGGGGGCTTTTAGTCAAATGTTTAGCCTGTGGTCTCAGGCGTCCGAGCTCCAGGCGGCGAGGGATAAGAGTGCTTTTAAAAACTACGAGAAACAGAATGACAAGAAGAAAAAGTCTCTGGAAAAGAGGCTGAATGCCGGGCTTATAAGTGAAGCTCAATACAATGCGGAAATTGAGTCGCTGGAGAAGGAGAAGGACACCTATCAAGAACAGATGGAACTGAAGCAGGCTAAGAGGCAGAAGGCCCAGAAGATCACACAGTCTATTATCAATACCGCTCTTGGCGTTACCAAGACATTGGCAGAATGGGGAATTCCTTGGGGCATCGCTCCTGCAGCGATTATGGGGGCAATGGGTTTGGCTGAGACTGCGATTATTGCTGCCACTCCGATTACGACAGGCGCCGAGGATGGTGGACCTTTTAATATAAAAAGAGCACAGGACGGAAAGACTTTCAAGGCTAGACTGTCTCCGAACAAGAGGGGGTTCGTCTCTTCTCCTACAGTTCTGGTGGGAGAGAATGGCGGGGAATATATAATTCCAGCGGCAGGTCTTGCGAATCCGACACTGCAACCGTTCTTGGCCACATTGGAAACTGCAAGGCGGAACGGCACGCTCAAGGATCTGAATTTTGATGCCGTGTATCCTCTGTCGGCAACGATGGCCAGGGCTGAAGGTGGAAATACGCAAGCTGGCAGCGCCTCTCAGGTTGTCGTCCGTGAGTCTCAAGACAATATCCGGCTTATTGATGCCATAGAAACATTGAACAAGCGCCTCAGCCATCCGCTTCGGGCTGATGTGTCGATGCTGGGGAAAAATGGAATTGTAGAGCAGACTGAAAAGTATAATAGATATAAGACTAGAGGTAGATTATGATTAGAATATTGACTGACAAGGGCGTATCATTGGATATTGATCCGTCTGCTGAATTTGAAATCGAGTATGAGAATCCTATGTTGGACGACAGCCACATGCCAGTACCATTCAGCACTTCGATAACATTTCTTTCTACGCCCGTGAACTGTAAAGTCTTCGGGTATTTGTCGGCAATGATGCTGGAGCCTTCGGTTAAGAAGCTGTCAGCCGTCATAGAGGCCGGAGGCATTCCTTTGTTCTATGGGACTTTGTTGTTCGATTCTATAGAAGAAAAACACCTTAATTATACTTTTGCCGGGCGCGATATACAGGTTGAATGGTCTAAAAAACTTTGGCAGTTGGACATTCGGAAATTTAAGGGTCGCAAAGCATGGTATACCGCATATGAAGTTTCAGAAGGACATGAGGTTGGAATCTGTACGCCTCCGCTAATTAATCCTGAATATGTTGCAAAATCAATATATCAAGATGATGCGGGCAAGATTGAACGAGTCAATGCCATAGATAAGTATATGAACTGTCCAGTTTATGTCTTGAAGGGAGGAACTTCAGGCATGAAATTATTTTATAGCGAAACCTTTACGCCTGTAATATCCGTCGATAGAATTCTGGCTGCAATTCCTGATGCATGGTCAGAAAAGCCATCTTTTTCGACGCTATCAATTATTGGCAGATATTCTTCGGTTTTGCAGTATTATAATACCGCTTGGGGAGCCTCTATTAAGAATGGAAATGACGGAGATGTGGCCACTTTTGACGAAACGGAATTTGATTTGGCGGGAACATTGCCGGACATTACTGTTTTTGAACTGATCAAGAGTCTTTCGCGTATGAGATGTGCGGCGGTATATTATGATGGTAGCAAACTTAAATTTTCACTTTTTAATGATATCGTGGAAGCCGCGCCTTTGGAATGGGATGATAAGATTTCGGATATATACTCCAGTTCGAAAGAGCCTTCCTGCAAATATGTCTTTGGGTTCTCCGATGATAGCTCGGGGAAGTTGTCATCATCTGACATGTCTCTCAATGTTTCAAAAAATAAAATCATGATTGCAGACGGTTTTATTGATGCGTTGACTATGATGGAGGGGGAGGAATATACCCCAGTTGAAAACTATAATACCGGCGATGTTTATTCTGGGAAATCATATTTGTTTCAAAAGCACAGGGCATATTTGGTGGACAGCATTTACCATAATGCCCGGAAACGCGAAATTGGTGGCGACGAGGGCTCTTCTTTTGATTCGTCCGTTGATTTTATACCTGTTTGCGCGATTCCGGACGTCATTTATTACGAGAGGTCTGATAATGTTCTTTCTCCGTTTTATCTGGCCGCGCCTATAATTCCCCCTATGGCCTCAAACGAAGAACGAGATTCGAAGGTGTATATGGGATATGTGTTTGATGGACAAATGACAGACTCGGGCTTCACAGTGGGAGAAGAAGGTAAAGAACATTATATGGGCGTTCAGTTTACAAAAATGCCTGAGTCTACTAGACCGCATCTGATGTCGGTGGATAGATTATTGGATGAATATCATGAGGCTTTTGCAAATTGGATTTCCTCCGAGAGACAATGCGTGACGGCAGATTTGAACCTATCGCTGTTAGATATCTGTAATTTCAGAATGTATCGGCTCGTCTATTTCAATGCGAGACGATGGGTTGTTCGAAAACTTACATTGACATTCAATGTCAACTCTGATTCGGTTTCGGCAAGAGGTGAGTTCCTTTCGTATGATTCTCAGAGGTGACTCTGCGTGTCCTTTCTAGCGGCCGTCATTTGCCTACTTTTGTGACAGAAGATAGGCAATATGACCATTAATGATACATACGGCAAATATGAAATAGTTTTCAGCAGGAGTGCGTCGGATTTGCGTGTGAGCGATGCCGGCACTTCGGCTGTACCTGTTTCAGTTATGGTGGACACTGAGGAGGTGGCCGCGTTTTCAGTGATGCCTTATAATAAGGAAATTGTTCTGAATTTGTCCGGAATATTGGAGTCTTGTGCTGCAGGCAACCTGCCAGGTCTCTCATTGGCATATATTGTAAGGGTCATAAAAATTACTGTGGGTGGCCAGAAATGGGAGCATCTTGTCCTGTTTGGGGCGAAGCCTGCCAAACTGAGTGTTGACGAGTATGATATCCTGACGCGTCGGCCGGCACGTGTGATGACATTCAGGGACAGTGTTGAATATGTGTCTTTAAAGTGGGAGTTCTACTCAGCTCCGGGCGCTGGCTCGGAACTGCTGGCGGAAGTATATTTTATGACACATCTTCCGGTGCAGGTTACGCTTCCGGGGCCGGTGTTATTGACTTCAGCTACCGGTATGGCACGGATTGACTGCTCTTACTCCGTAGTCAGTGCTGCCGTAGCTTCTGCTGGATATGGGGATGAAGTTATACTCGGCTGGAAAGTATGGGCGAGGGATGTGAAACTTAGCACTTCCGGTCCGGCTGTCGAAACACTAGGGGCTCCGCAAGAATTCTACTTGCTGCCGTCACGCAGGCATTGCTCATATCTGTTCCGGAACTGTTATGGCTTCTTTGATACTATCCACGCTACTGGCCCGAAGTCTTTGTCCTCTGATGGCGAAGTATCGACTTTCATCAATGGTGGGCTGGAGAGTGAGCTTGATAATTCGGCAAGGCTATACTTTGAGCAGGGTACCGGTTACATTGCGACTAAGGACGAGGCTTCTTTTTGGATGGACTTTATGCGCAGCTCGGAACGATACGTCATTGAGAGTGGCACCGCCAAGAAGATTATCATTGACGAAGGCGATGCGAAGACAACGATTGAGGAATTGTCTTCCTTTAAGTTCAAGTGGCATTACGCTGACAGAAATAACGATTACAATATATGAAGAGACAACATTACAGAAGTGACCTGACATTGAATGTCAAGATCACGAGGCCTGCCAATTCCGATGGCGGTGGCGGGCAGGTGGCTATTCCGGAGCATGTCAGGCTGGAGTATTTTGTTCCTGACGGGCGCACGTCAATTGTCGCAGAGCGAAATGGAAAGGATACGACTTTATGCAAGCTTTCAGAAGACGGAATGTCTCTGGAGGTGTTCTTGCCGTTGTCAAGGAGGCAGCTTGGTGTCGGAAATCTTATAGTGGTAATCACTGAATACTCTCCGGCGGCTGGGTTCCCTGATGAGATCAAGGAAATACATAATCCGTCAGAAACGGGAATACAGCTTTGGCGGGGTGCGTCTGATGGCGATGGGACAATTACAACTGAAGCGGAATTGGTGGCGTGGAGATATGGCTACAGCGCGTATGAATTGGCGAAAATACATGGTTTTGAGGGAACTGAGGAAGAGTTCATCACCTGGTTGCGTCAGCCGGCTGTGGATGCTTCAAGTAAAGCCGATAGTGCTGAATTGGAGAGAGCTAAAGCGGAGACTGGGCGAGTATCTGCGGAACGCGGTAGGGTGTCTGCAGAGAAAGGTAGAAGCGAAGCGGAGAAGGGGCGTGCCAATGCCGAGAGTTCTCGCGCAACAGCGGAAAATTCCCGCGTTAAGGCCGAGCAAGAACGTGTTGACGAGTTTGGCCTGCTGAAGCTCAAGTCTCAGCAGGCAACACAAGCGGCTAATGATGCGGCGAGTGAGGCAAATACTCAGGCTGCTGCTGCGGAGAAGGCGGCTTCTATTAAAGTGGTGATTGACGTCGCGACAGGAATTGTAAGCATTTTAAAAGGAGAGGAAAAAGAGGATATCGGCCGCATTCCAGAAGCGAGGGGAGAATACGTTGAAGGACAAACATATTATAAGGACAACATTGTGGCGCGCTACGGCTCAGCCTTTCAGTGCGTTGTGGAATCTACGACTACGCCTCCAGCGACACTGGACTCCGGCAATGAGCTTGTGTTGGGCGCAGGTTGGATATACTTCGCCGACACTTCTATGGCCAGAAGCGTAGCACACACCGCCGACAAAACTTCTGCGGAGGTATCCGCATTGCTGGATGGCCTAGATGAAGATCAAGACTTCTCGGAACTTTCGCTGCTTTGTGGGCAACCAATCAAACTATTCGGGCATGGTGCGCCTTCAGAGTCTTCTGTCCCGGACAACTGGAGTCAACTTGCTGACGGAGGTTACGACTGGAATGGAATTCCGTCAGCCCTGGGGCAAGAGTATATAGACGTGGACTCTTCCACAGGAGGGCACTATATTGCTGTCCGGGATTCGGCGTGGAAACTCAAATGGTATAACTGCTAATAATGTAAACTTATGATAGCTAATGTTTTTACAAAATTGCCGCGCGTCGGCGATGCAGTGGTGGGAGAAATCTCTACGGGCAAGGTTAAGTTCATAACTGCGGATTCCTTCAATTCTGAGGAACTTTCTGACGATTACGAGAGAATCGGCGCAGTTTATAACAGGAGAGGGCGCAAAGTCAAGATTGTGTACTTGAAGAACGAATTGCGGCCATGGTCAACAAAATGGATTCTCAGACTTTCGGGATACACGCTCGACGGGGAGAGCAGGACTGGCGTCATTTCGTTTCGCGTAGATTCGTCGTCGGCTGACAATACTGAGGTTACAGTAACCTACAAGGCGACTACCGCACAAGAACTGGTAGATGCCCTTAATTCAGCATTCACCGCTAACTCGGTACTGTCTGCACAGCATTGGAAGGCATACATCGATGAGTCCGATATTAAGATTGAGTATGATTTTACTTTTTGGCAGCAGGCTTCATATAATGTGGGGAAGCTCGGGTTCTCAACTACGGGGGTGCTGATGCCGGAGGTCGAGGCTGTAGCAAATATCCGTAGAAAACATGGCGGCAGCGGCGGGGAAGGCGCTATATCTTCGCTTGAAAGGGCTGTTGCTTTTTATCGCAAATCTACCGGGACAAATGCCTATGAAGGCAATGTCGCATCGCCTATCGTCAGTGTCAGAGATAGAGGCTATCCGATAGCTCTTCAATCATATCTGGGGGAGAACTGCGCGGAAATTCGTAAGGTCTTCGGAGAAGGTGAGCAGGGTTGGTTAAAGTGCTTGGCGTCATACATGCCAGTTAAGCCTACAGATTACGGCAATATGGGCATGCGTGATGGTTTGGAGAGGACTAAACAGCTTGTGTCGTATAAAGATTCTGACGGAATGTCGATAGCTGCGGCTGCAGAGTATTGCTATAACATCAGCACGACGGGACTTCCGAAAGGGCGCTGGTATATGCCGACGGTCGAAGACTTGTCAGATCTCCTGTCCGTTATCAAGTATGGTACAAATAGTAGTGTGACTTCGGATCCGGTAAACAAGACAATCAAGGCGATGGGCGGGATACCAATATCCAACGGCTTCCACTGCTGGTCGTGTTGCCGCTGCGGCTCCGACGCCGCTTGGTTTGCGAATGGCAACTACGGGGTCTTCAACGGCGGTTTCATGTGCTACAGGTATCGGGCCGTTCCCGTCTCGCTCTGTATCATTGAAAATTAATCTTGTGCGCGGCCTCCGCGTCGCGCACTTTAAATAAAAGAAACGATGACACTCAAAGAGAGTTCGATATACGTAGGGTTGCGCAGGCTGCGTAAAGTCTTGTATGAAGCGCAGTTCTTGATGAACAAATCCGATAGGATGATCTACGGAACGCCGCTTATAAAAGAGTCTGGTGCAGCGATGAGAAATTACATTCTGGCATTTACAATAAAGGAAGAGAAACTGAAATACCTGGATTTGGCGATAGGCTGGTATGCAGTGCTCAGAAATGACTTGGATTTCTGCGTGGAAGAGAATCTTATCCATTATGCGAAGCGCAAGCCGAAAGCAGGGGAAATGATAACACCCGAATCGTACGTCAGCTCAAAGAAGGTGGAATTGTTTATGATAGTTGCAAAAATCGACAGCGAATTGTTAAAGTACAGGGCGAGTCTCGCAAAGGGCAAGACCATAGCCGGCTAAAAAATTTGAGGCTATGGCAGTCTGACATTGATAGAGGAGCATAGGTGTCATTTACACCGACAAACAAGAAATTTGCTCGTTTACGGCTTCAACTGCTGGTCGTGTTGCCGCTACAACTCCAACACCGCTTGGAATGCGAATGGCAACTACGGGTTCTTCAACAACGGTAACATGTACAACAGGAATCAGGCCGTTCCCGTCTCGAACTGTCAAAGAAATCAGAATACAATGATAGCGGTCAATCATATCAAAGATGCGTATATCACAGGCCGGGACAACAACAGAAAGAGTCCTGACCAGGTGTCTTCGCATCTATCTTGATGTGCTGAACAAGTCATTGCGCCCTACAGCTTATACATTTGTTGCCGATAGCCCTCGCCCTCGTGAGATATTCGCGTCTTCAATGAGTGTGAGGGTATTGCACTATTATTTGGATATGCGGCTCAGGCCGTTGCTTGAAGCAAGGATGAGCGAAAATACATTCAATAACCGAGTGGGCATGGGAACGTCGGCCTGCCAGAACGCAGTAATCTCAGACATATACGAGATGTCCAGTGGCTTCACTTCGGATTGCTATATTGTGAAGGTCGATATTGCAGGATGCTTCCCTAACATTGTGCAGGATATTGCGTCTGAACAGCTTCGGGAAGTCATTGAAAGTGACTATCATGGAGACGATAAGGATGAATTGTTGTATTTGCTCCAAGTCTGTATCTTCGCTTACCCGACTAAACATTGTCATAGGAAGTCTCCGCTATACAAATGGAACGAAATCGCACCTGGGAAGTCGTTGTTTACAAAGCCTGACGGTGTAGGAGCTTCTATTGGCCAGCTTGTGTGGCAGAATGCCGTGAATTATTATTTCAACGACATAGATCTTTGGCTTGAAGGCATAGGAGTGAGAAGCAGAAGATATGTTGACGATTTTTACATAGTGTCCAGGAGCAAAGATGTCTTGCTGGTATTGCCTGAAATGCGCAGTAGGCTTGCGGCATTAGGCGCAACCTTGCATCCAAACAAATTCTATTGCCAGCACTATTCAAAAGGCGTTGAATGCCTTGGTGTCCACATCAAGATGGACCGAGTTTATCCGAATAGGCGTATCATCCGCAGGGCGATAGCCCGGGTGAGGCTATTCAATAGAGGCGTGAGGGTTGAGTTCGTCGAGTCTTTGTTGTCAACGATAAACTCGTATTTGAGCCACTGCAAGAAAGGGAATGGATACGCATTGGCATGGAAGATAATCAATGAATTGGATGTCAGATGGTTCAAGTTTGTCCGCTTTAACACCAATAGGGTGTGTCTGGAAGCGTACCCGGCATATACACAGAGAAATATCATAATTCATAAATTCAATTTATCATGACGAATCAGGAGAAGATGGAGAAGTACAATGCACTGACGGCAGAACTTCTTAAACAGCAGAGCATCATGAGAAAGTCAGATGCGCATGCGATTAAATGTCAGAAATTGGGGCTTGACTTCAAGAAAGTTTACCCGGACGAGTTTACAGTATATTATAATGCAAGGGATGCCTACAACAAGGCCGAGCAGGAACTTGCAGAATTGGAATTAGTCGAGCCGAAAGAGGAGGTGCATCATGAAGAAGATTATATCTAGAGTGCTTGCGTTTTTCGGCAGGATTCAGCAAGACAAATTGCTGCACTTCATCGCAGGATTTTTAATAGTAGCCGTATGTTCACTTTATGAAGCACTCGCACCGTATGCCTGGAACGTCGCTACTTTGGTGGGGTTCTGCAAAGAACGTTATGACAGCCGGCATGATGGTAATGTTGATGCCTGGGATTTCGCGGCAACATTAATTGGAGCAGTTACGATGCAAATATTCGTTTTATTATATTTTATAACGTGGTAGAGTATGGATGAGATAATCACAACGTTTAATCTCCCTGACGACCTGAGCCGAGGGATAATGATAGCTTTCCTGCTATGTGTACTGGTCTGTGCAGCGGCATTGATAGACATGTGGACAGGCATAGATGCGGCAAAGACAAATAAGGAACGCATTATGAGTCACGGTTTGCGCAAGACTGTGAGGAAGATTATAGACTATCTGAGGATAGTTTATTTCTTCCTGCTCATTGACATACTCGGAGCGGTGTTTACCTGGTATAGCCTGCCTTATTGTGCGATTCTGGCAACTCTAGGCGTACTGCTTATTGAAGGACGTTCCGTTATCGAGAACTCAAAGAAAAAGCAGAGCGCGGCAGGCAGAGTGGTGGACGTTGTTCAGGAGATTATCTCTTGCGTGGACAGCGAGAAGGCACAGAAGGTTATCGAGATGATTAAGGAAGAGCCGAAGCACGGCATCAAAGGAGAATGAGATGGGAACGATAAGCAAAGACTTCAGTTATCGGGAGTTCGAGAGGAGTGAGGTCGCAGACGCAAAGCGCATCTGCAATGTCATCACTTCTTTCGAGGTCCGCGACAGCATCCAGGCACTGACGGAGAATGTCCTGCAGCCGCTGCGCGACGCGTGGGGCAAGCCGTTGAAAGTCAATTCCGGATACAGGTGCAAGGCGCTCAATGCGGCCGTCGGCGGAGCGCCTACGAGCCAACACTTGAAAGGTGAAGCGGCAGACATAGCGGCAGGTGATCCGGTGAAGCTCGCAAGACTTGCGGTGAAGTTGGGGCTGCCTTTCGACCAGATGATACTCTACCCCACGTTCGTTCATTTCTCACACAGGCTGAATGGCGAACAAAGAGGGCAAATTTGCTACAACTGGCGCTATACGGGAGAAAAGGTATGAGAAGGGTGCTAATATGGGCGGCTACGGGTGGAGGTGTCGAGGCTGCGGACTGATTCAAATTAGAAGGCAATGAAAATACAACTAGTGGCATTTCTTTCCGAACTGGTGACAATGTCACTACTTGCCGTGCTTGTGACATCGTGCGGGGCACTTCGAAAGCAAGTAGAGACCATCTATGTTCGAGACACCACTTACATCAGTAAGGTGCAGGTGGATTCAGTATTCAAGCGCGATTCAATCTTCGTGAAGGAGAAGAATGATACCGTTTACGTGTATAAAGAGAAAGTGCGCGACAGATTCCGAATGCTTCACGATACTGTTTATCGGCACATGGTGGATTCTGTCTATGTGGATAGGGTGCGTGAGGTCCAGGTTGAAAAGCCGTTGACCGCTTGGCAGCGCTTCAGGCTCCGCGGCTTCTGGGTGATTACAGCTATGGCTGGAGGATATGTCGTTTGGCGAAATAGAAAGTGGCTATTACATTTGCTCGCGAAATTGATTTCGTGAGCAAAATATGCTTTCATTAATTGTTGAAATAATGAAAAAGTTAACGATATACTTGTTTGTGTCAATAGTCTTGGCCGTTGTTTTATCCTTATACGCAAGGGCGTTAATGACGGGCGATGTTTTGGATACCTTATACACTGTGGCTGGTGTCATATTCTCTGTTGGAATGAGTCTTACCGTGTCTCCGAAGACGGATGGTGTAGTGAATGAAACTATTAAGAAGTCTATCAGGTATTCATACAAGAAGATTAGAAATTCTTTCATGTCCTTTTTCTGTATTGACACTGTTCTCTATGTTTTAACGAAGTTTGATTTCAGTATGAGTTTAGCGGCAATTTTGTGTAACTGCTGTGCGATTTTCCTTCTTTTCTCAATTGGTTACTATGTCTGTAACTTCAATTGCCTTCAGATGCTAGGTGAAAAGATTGAGGATCATGCGATGAAAGAGAATAATCGATATCTGTATTACAAAAGAATGGTGCAAGATTGAGCCCTTGCACCATTCTTTTGTAAGTTAACGCTTTTGTAGGAGCATAAGGTGTTGATTATTCGAAGTGTGGTTTAATCAAACGCCATTGGTTACTTATATCTTTCGCGAAGATAGCGAAAAGTCGTCGTAAAAACAAGGCGCATTATGCCAATAGAAGTGTCTTGTTTTTAGTCCAGGATATCCACATTCTTCAGGTCTTCTTCTGCCTTCTTCCTGTTTTTCCCTACATAAATTGATGTCATAGCGACCGAACTATGATCTGCTTGCTGCTGCACTGATGTCAGCGGGACTCCAGAACTGACCATGTTAGTAATGCCGGTGTCCTTCAGCGAATAGAACTGCAACTCCATTGGGAACCCACAACCTGGGCGCACGTATTCCTCCCAATAATTCGATATTTTTCTGGACCATATCGGTTTTGGCCCAGGAGAAAAGTCATATCCCCGTCTATGGGAAAACAAAAAGTAATCCGGGTTGGACAAGTCCAATTCTCTTACATACTTCATCATGGAATCCGGTATTGTCCTGTAGGACTCATTGTCATTCTTGGCAATTTCTCCACGAATATGCACCAGCTGCTTTCCTAAGGAGATGTCCTCGCATTTGAGCAGGGCAATCTCTTTAGGACGTATGAAACAACAGTAGCATAGCATTACCATCACCAGATACGGGATATTTTCTTTCTCTAGATATCCTATCAGCTTGTCCATCTCCTCTTGCGTGAAAGTTCTTCTGGTCTTTGCCGTGAGGCGCTTCGGCTTTTTTCTGAGTTTGTTGAAAGGGTTCTCTGCTATATATTGCCTCTCGGCCATCCAGTTAAATAATGAGCGATAGAACCGGAGGTAGTTGTTATATGTGGTTGCAGACAACTTGCTTTCCATATCGTCCAGAAAGTCTATTGCATCCGTTTGCGTGAAAGAGCTTGTGTAGTAATTGTTGACATACCCTTTCTTTTTTAGCCAGCCTTTGAATGTCTTGATGAACGAGTTGTAACTTCTCATTGAGTTGGCCTCGCTCTCTTTTGATTTGATGTCAATGAATTTGTCAAGCACGTCGCTCATCAGGGCGAAGCCTTTAGGCATAGCCTCCTCAATAAACGGATTCCATCCGAGTTTGAGTTTAAGATCCAGGGATGCGATTACGGCGCGCGCTTCCTTCTTTCGCTCACTCAGCGAATCGCCTCGATTGAACTTTATTCTGACGCGCTTCATCTTGCCTGTAGCAGGATGTTTACAACTGAATGAGATATACCAGATTTTGCCCTGCGTCAATTTGGGCGGTATATAATCAATGTGCGGGAGAGGCGACGAAAAGAACATTTTTTTTTCTTTGCACAACTCCACGAGGGCGTCATACAAGGAAAAAATTTGTCCCGTTTTTGTCCCGTTTGAGAGACTCGAACTCTGTAAAATATTGGCAATCAGTCCATTATGGACTTTTAGTGGAGATAGACGGAGTCGAACCGACGACCCTCTGCTTGCAAAGCAGATGCTCTAGCCAACTGAGCTATATCCCCAAAATTTGTAGACCTGAGCAGATTTGAACTGCTGACCCCCACATTATCAGTGTGGTGCTCTAACCAACTGAGCTACAGGTCTATATATAAAATATGAAAGACTAGCACAAGAAGAATACCTTGAGTATTCCTCATACAACTAAACCGCGAGCTCGTGTCGAATCTCACTCCAAAAAGGAGGTGT